ATGGAGCCGATAATCCTTGACGCGGACAACACGCGCACGCTCTACCAGATCACCACGGTCTGCGACCTGACCATCTCGATTCTCGTTGATGCGGACGGAGAGGAGTACAGCACGACTGACTGGCAGGGCATACAGCCAATAAGTCTCGCCGAGGTCGAGGACTACGACTGGATAAACCTCAGCGACTGGCAGTACAGGTAATCAGCCTATTCCGGGAGAAGAATTAGACATGCGCAAGATCATCGACGGCAAGCTGTACGACACCGACAAGGCCCAGCAGGTGGGAGAGCCATGGAGCCCCGCGGGGTTCGGTCCGAGCGACTTCGACTGGTGCGAGGAGGCGCTCTACCGCAAGCGCACCGGCGAGTACTTCCTCCACGGCGAGGGAGGGGCGAGGACCAAGTACGCTGAGCCATACGGCCAGAGCGGGTGGACGGGCGGCGAGCGCATCATGCCGCTGTCCTACGACGAGGCCAGAGAGTGGGCGGAGAAGCACCTAGACGCGGACGGGTACGAGGAGGAGTTCGGCGCGCCGGACGAGGGCGAGACCGCCGTGCTGTCGCTCACCGTCCCCGCAGCCACCTACCGCGCCATCAAGTCGGAGGCCGCGCGGCGCGGCTGCTCCATGCGCGACCTGGTGGTGGAGTGGGCGGACAAACTCACGAGGGATTAGATTAGTCCGGCGTGTAATTAGATTAGTCCGCTCCGAGTTTAGATTACGTGCGTAATGGAAAACGCGCCTGTCTGCAAGAAAGTCGCAAGATGTGCGAGCTCCCATTATCGGCGTAATGAAAGAGCCCCGGATTTCTGGCTCCGAGGCAGGCCGGGTAAGGCCCCGCGGTTGACCATCCATGGAGAGGGCGCGGGGCTTACTGGTGCCATTCTAACGCAAAATGCCCCGCATTTCGGGCCGCGAGACGGGCCAGGCACACGCGCTCTGAGCGCGTGGCTCAGTCTCCACTCTAACGCAAAACGCGCCCCCGCCCGACGTGGGCGAGGGCGCAGTTGGTCACAGTAAGGTCACAGTAGGTTCGAGTAAATCGGCGCAAATCATGCCGATTCTCACGTTACTTTGCCGAAAAGGCCGTCGATTTAGCGCCAGAAGCCCTTGTTGAGGGAATGCTGGACGTTGTAGGCGGTCTTGGGGCCGAAGTAGCCGTCGACCACCATGTGGTAGCCGTAGGTGTCGTTGAGCCACCGCTGGACGTTCTGGACGTCAACCCTGCCGAGGATGCCGTCCAGGTGCGAGGAGCCCACCTTGCGCTGGATGGCGAGCGCGGTCGGCGACGGGTAGCCATCATAGTTGTAGATTGCCGACTCAAGTCGAGCGAGGTACTGCTTGTTCCCGCTGTACTGGTGGCTGATGTAGCCGTCTGCGTCGGAGCCGGACAGGCCGAGCTGGCGCGCCCACTCGGCCACGGTGAGCCTGCCGGCGTGGCCATCGAGCACGAGCCCGCCGTAGGACGCCTGGGAGCCGGAGCCGCCGGACGCCGCCGCGTCCGAGCCGTAGGACGGGCGCACGACGGCGTTGACCACGCCCCACGAGCGCGTGCGGCGGGCCACGGCGCCCGAGACGTTGCCCTCGATGGTCTGGACGTAGGAGCCGCAGTTGCGCTCCACGATGCCCACGTGGTCGCACACGCCGTCCCCGCCCCAGTCGAAGAGGATGACGTCCCCCGGCTGCGCCGACGCCTTGTCCACGATGGCTCCGGCGCTCTCGGCATCGCGCCTGACGTAGGGGCAGTAGGCGCTAGGGATGCCGGCGCACGTGGCCCCGGCATGCGCGAAGACCCAGCTCACGAACATCGCGCAGTACGGGACGCCGGTGCCGCCGTACCACGCCTCGCCGGTCTGCTGCGCGTACCAGCGCCCGTACTTCGTGCCGGCCTCCGGGTCGCTGTACCTGCTGTAGCCAATCTCCCCGCGTGCCACGGAGAGCACGCTGCTCGCGTCGTTACTCACCCTCGGTCACCTCCGCCACGTCGGGCTCGTCGTGCTGGTCCTGCGTCTGGACGAGCGCCTTCTGCTCGTCGGTCAGGTCGGTCGTCATCTCGTCTGCCATCGGTCCTCCTTCGTCTCTCCCGGCGCGGGCACCTCGCCCGCGCCGCGCACGTCCTCGGTTGTCGTCCTGTGCAGGCAGCGCGGGCACATCCAGGAGCGCTCGACGCACCCGAAGAACTCGCGCTCCATGCCCAGATCCTCGCGCATCTCCGCGCCGCAGAGCGGGCAGCGCGGGGCGCTAGTGCTCGTCATCGGCACCGCCCGCGTTCGCCTTGTTCGAGCCTTCCAGCAGCTTGAAGACCGCCGAGCCAGCCAGCTCCGGGTCGAGCTTCGACAGGTTCTCCAGGCATGACATGACCTCGTTTACGCACAGCAGGACTATCACGCCGGTCGTGACGGGCGCGCCGTAGCCGAGGTCGATGCCACCGAGCATCATGCCGTCCACGACGTCCGCGACGGCCACGCAGCCCAGCTCGCCGGTCTTGTGCCACACCCCCTCGCGCATCTTGGAACTGCGCACCGCGCCGTCCTTGCAGGCGGCCGCGAAGCCGAGGAGCACGTCCATGGCGATGAGCACGAGCAGCGCCACGAAGGCCACCTGCGCCATGGAGTTGTCTCGGATGGGGCTCAGGAAAACGTCGATGTAGTGCGGGGCCATTGGCCCTCCAATCTCTCGTCTGCCACCGGAAAATCCCAGCGCGTGGCCCATGATGTTGTGCAGGTCACGCCCTGGGATTTTTGGAGGTAAAAAATGAAGTTCGAAGATGCCGTAACTGCATATATGTCCGACAAGCGCGGGAGGCTCCGAGCCTGCACGCTTGCTGGCTACGAGTCCGCCATCCACAGGCACCTCCTCCCGAGGTGGTCTGGCGTCGAGCTTGAGTCCATCGAGCCTGAGCAGGTGCAGGCGTGGGTGGACGGGTTCGAGCTGCCGGGGGCCGCGCTCAAGGCGTACAAGACGCTGCGGCAGGTCGTGAGGTGGTCGATAAGGCGCCTGGGCGTGCGCATGGCATACCCCACGGCCCAGGGCGTCGAGCTGCCCCACATGGCGCACAGGGTGCCAGAGGTCATGGACGCGGCGCAGACGCGCGAGATGCTGCGTGCGCTCTGGGGCACCGAGGTAGAGGCCGTGGCGATATGCGCCGCGACGCTCGGGCTCAGGCGCGGCGAGGCTTGCGGTCTCAAGTGGTCGGACATCGACCTGAGAACGGGCGAGGTGCGCATACGCCGGTCTCGCCAGGTGGTGCTGGGCGAGGAGGTCGTGGAGGCGCCAAAGACCGATAGGAGCGCGAGGTCGTGCTGGATCCCCCGCTTCGCCGTGCGCCGACTGCGCCAGATACGGCGTGGGGCCACGGGATGGCTGTGCCAGCTCAGGCCGGATGCGGTGGCTAGGCGCATGCGCTCCGCCTGCTCCCGCGCGGGCGTGGCGTGCGTGTCGATGACCAACCTGCGGCATACGTGGGCCACGCTCGCCGTCGAAGCCGGCGTGGGCATCGAGACCGTCGCGATGATGCTGGGGCACTCGGGCATCACGACGGCATACGAGCACTACATAGTCCCCCGCCGCCGCATCTGCCAGGATGCGCAGAAGGCCGTGGAACGGCTATTGCTGAGCGCCGCGTAGGATTCCGTATCCCGATACAACATTCTTAGCAGCGACATAACCCAGCTTAGGTTCTACTCAGGCGGGAGCAGCGGCAGTTCTTACGTAATCATCGGCTTTGTGCTGTCTGATGGTTACGAATACCGACTTGCTTGCGAGAAGTCCAGTTTTCACTTTGACCGCTATGATTCGTCCGGCAACGGCATCGTGATTTGGTCTAAGTAGAAAACGGCATTCCGTATCCCACTTCGCTGTTTGGGGGCGCGTGACCGGCGTCTCGTTCCTATGCGACAGCTCCGCCGATGACAAGGTGACCATGAAGGTCGATTTCACCGACGGCGACTGGTGGGCGATAGACTTCACAGCGGGGCGCATCTCCATCTATAGATACAGCGCGAACACATCTACCGGAGTCAACCTTAGTTAGAGCTAGGCGGCGATGTACGCAACCAGGCCGGTGTACTCGGTGCCGCCGGTGGCGCTCGACCAGTGCATGACCACACTCCCTTCGCTAATCACCTTTACGCGCACCTCTGACGAGGTGGAAGAGAGCATGTACGCGGGCAAGGTGGTACGAGGCGCTGGGGCGCCCGTGCACACCACTACGTCGTGGTTCTCCGCCTCACTGTAGGACGTTGCGAAGACAACGGCATTGAAGTGCAGCAGCACGAGCATGCCAAGCCGCTCGCAGTAGACGTTACCTTTCGACATGGCGCTGCCAAGTGACAGATTATTGAGTGAGTACGCGGTCGCCTGGGATACGGAATCCCGCACGCTCGCCAGGTCGCTCGCGGACGCAGCCCCGAGCGCCGTGAGCGCATCCGCAGCGGTGGTCGCGCCCGTGCCGCCGTGGGCGACGGGCACGGTCGGCAGCCGGTCTGCCGAGAGCGTGCCGCTCGTCATGTCCGAGGCCGAGTGGGAGTGCTTGAGCGCCGCGAACTTCCCCGTGGCCCACGCGACGAGCTTCGTCCACAGGTAGCTCAGGCCCGTGCTGTTGAGGTAGCGGTCGGCGGTGACGCTCGTGCCGCCCACGATGCTGTCCACGTCATTTGTCGTGGTCGGGGCCACGTGCTTGTCCTCGCCCATCAGCTCCCAGGCGCCGTTTATCCACATCCAGCTCTCGTAGAGGTTGTTGGACTCCGAGCTGAGGTTGGGCGTGAGGTACACGACGCCCGTGCTGCCCGACGTGGCGGTAGGCACGTTGTGCGAGCCGTTGGACTTGTAGCCGCCGTCCGCGACGATCTGGTACGTGAGTCCCTTCGCGGCGGCGTTGTTCTGCGCCTGGTCGGCGTTGTTCTTTGCCTGCGCCGTCTCGCGCTTCTCGTCGGCTTCCGCCCTAGCGCTCTCCGCGGCGACGCGCTTCGACTCGGCGTCAACGCGCGAGTTCTCCGCCGCGACGCGCTTGGACTCTGCGCTCTCCCTGGCGCTCTCCGCCGCGGCGCGCGAGTTCTCGGCTGCGACGCGCTTGCTCTCTGCGAGCTTGACGGCCTCGTTCGTGTCGGTCAGGAACTTTGATGCTGCCGTGGTGATTGACTCCGCCACCTCTGGCTCCGCGTTGGCGATGATGGTCGCCATGTCCTCGACCGTCGCTACGCGCTTGACCTGCCCCGGCGCGAAGCACACGTACGCGGCCTGCCCGTTGGCCGCGTCTTGGGCCCCAGACAGCACGATGGCCCACTCGCCCGCAACCATCCGGTCGGGGTCGAACTTCGAGTAGACCCCTCGCCGCATCTGTATCGCCATTGGTACCTCCCTACTACATGCTCGTGACGCCAACCGCGCCAGTCTCGAACACGGTCAGGTTCCACTTGTTTCCGCTGTTATCCGTCATGGGTATAGATGCGTTGACCACCCCGTTCTTTAGACTCGACCTCGCGTTCTTGTTGGTTATGAACGTCGAGCCGTCAGCAGCGGTTATCGTTGCTCTTGGCACCGCGCTTATGTAATCAACGAACATGTGCAGGTACTCGTCTGGCGTATTGGGGGCGCTTGTGGCGGCCTTGTTCGTCACCTTCGCGTACACCTTCATGGTGCTCGATGTGTCATCCGTTGACTGTGCCCACATGACTATCGACAACTTGGAGTTGTCGAGCACCGTCAGCGGGTTTGCCCTGACATACGTCTTCTGCATGATTACGTTCGAGGTGTATATCGGCACCCTTCCATCGTCAGTCACGCGGAACGTGAATGCCACACCGTTGGTGTTGTTGAAGTTGTATGGGCATACCATCGGACCAGTCGTGTATGACTTGTCGGTTGCGTAGTCGGACGAGGTGTGGTTAATGCTCGTTATGGTGAACCAGTCTTCCGTCGAATACGTGGAGTCAACCTGTATCGTCAGCGCCTCTCTTGCGTTCGAGACGAACTTCGCAGAAGCCGAGCCGGTAATCCGGTCAACGGACACGGAGACGTTGTTCTTGTCGTTCCCAACCTTCCAGAGGTTCTGAATCTTTACATCGTCCGCGTTGAGCGTGCCCGTGGTGATGTAGTCCGCGTTTATGCCCTCGGCATAGATGCGATTGAGCACCGCCTCGCCGTTGGCGGTAAGCCCGGTTGCGTAGGTAGCGCCGCCATCCGTCGACACGCCAACAGCGTCTGCGGTCATCTTCCACACGACCTTTGACGCCGCAAGCGTCGGCTTGTCATGCAGGAAGTACACGGTAGATCCGTCAGAGAGGGTGTTAGTGGTCTGGTAAAGGCCGCTCGTGTTGTCTAGCCTGTCCTCGATCTGCTTCTGGGCTATCTCCCTCGCGGTCTTCTCGCGCAGCGTGTCGTTCCTTGCCTCCACGATGGCCTTGGTCACCGCGCTCGCGGCGGCTGATGAGTTGCGTGCCGGGGTAGCCCCACCGCACTTGAGCGTCATTGTGCCGTTAACGGTGAGGGACACGCTCGTGACGTATGAGCGATAGACGCGCGAGAGCCTGTCCTCAATCACTATGGGGTCTCCCGGCTCTACGGACGGGTTCGGCATGGTCTCGAGCGTGAAGCGCCTGAACGACATACCACCGACGCGTGAATAGATCGCGTTTGCCACCGTTGACGCATGACCGTAAAGCACAAACGGGTTGCCGGTGACGGAAAGCACGTATCCCTTCGAGCCTGCGAGGGCAGTCTCGCCGTTCGCCCCGTTCTGGGCGCTGCCGTCGCTGCCCACCACGACCTCGTTCTGGGCCGTGACCTGTATGCCAGTCACAACGGCATCGTCGGTGCCTACGGTGAGCGACTTGTAGCTGTACACGATGGCGAGGTTCTGGTTGCTGTCGAACGTCCCTCCGTCCGCAGTAGCGCCATCGGAGTACGGCGTCGTGGTGGTGTCGAACGTGCCTCCGTCCGCCGCGTCACCGTCAGAGTACGGGGTGGACGAGGTGAGCATCGAGCCACCGTTGAGCCACGTCTCGGTCTCGAACGCCTTTTGGTCGTACCGTCCCGCGACTATCTGCCCGCTCGCGTTGTCGCACCGCAGAAAGCACCCAGCCGCCTGCGCCGCGTATGCCGCTACCTGCAACGCAGACAGGTTGTCAACGTTGGATGGCCTTGTCTCGACCTCATATTCTGCCAGGGCTTCGGACACCGACGTATCCATGACCCTGAACGTCACGCCGATGCGCTCGCAGCACTCGTTGATTATCTCGCCAAGCCTAGCTGGATACACCGAGCCTACTTCGGAATAGCCCATCCTTGAGAGGAGCGTGAGGAGGTCGTAGCACGTGAGCTGTATCTCGTCACCGTATGCGTCCGGCTGGTCAACCACGTAGGCGCCCTTGCGCAGCCACTCCGTCGTGCCGTCAGAAAGCTCGGCACCAACGTATGGGACCACCCTCGCGTCCGTGAAGTCGATGCTATCGAACCTGTGGTTGAAGTTCTCGAGGGTGAGCGTGAGCTTGCCGACGATGGCGCCGCCGATGTCGAACGACGAGTCGGAGCTTGTGGCCTGCTCGTATGCCATCGCCTTTAGGTCGGAGCCTGAGAGGTAGATCACGCTGCCGTTCGAGAGCGTCATGGTCGCCTTGACGAGAAGCGACGAGTTGGTGCGCACCTTCTCCGACATCCCAGCGCTTATCGCCTGCATGTCACACCTCTATCACGTCGAACGAGAGCTCGTCGTACCTCGTGCCGGTGAACGTCTTGAACCACTTGAGCGGGGCGGAGCGGTCGCCCACGTAGAAGAGCCGCACCTCCCACTGCCCGTCCATGGCGTCCCAGTACTCGATGTAGACGTACTCGGGGTTGAACATGGTGAGGATCTTCGAGGTGTCCTCCTCGTTGAGCATGTGCCACGCGAGCGCTATCTTGCGCTTCTGCGTGATGCGCTCCTTGTGCATCGTGCAGTTCGCGTCGAGCGTGCGCCCCGCCGTGCCGGTCGACACGTCCTGCAGCCCCCACTCCATCTTGTACGGGTCGTGGGGGATGGGCACCAGCGCGTCCGCGTTGGTGCCCACCTTGAGCATTGCCATTGTCTCCTCCTACGAGAACTCGATGGAGAGCGGGTTGCGCTGGTCGAGCCTGTCCCTGCCGCGTGCGACGGCACGTGCCAGGTCCTCGGAGTCGACGCGCAGGACGATGGTCGTCTGCCTGTCGGACTGGTTCGAGGACTGCCCCATGACCACGGACACCATGCCGCGCTCCACTGCGGACGAGATCACGTCGTCAGCGCTCGGCACGTCTCCCATGTCGAGCGACGCGCCGACCGAAAGGCTCATGCCCCTCGTGAGGTTCTGCACGGAGTCTGTGACCAGGTAGGAGTTCTTGTCTATGCCCTCGGCCATCGCCCGCATCATGTCCGGCATGTACGTGTGGAAGTCAGCGAGCGGGCCGATGTCAGGCTCGGAGAAGTGCAGGAAGTTGCGAATCGTCTGCGCCACGTCACCAGCAGCTTGAGCCACCGTTCTGACGCCGTTCCACAGGCCGTTTGCGACGCTCGTCGCAACGTCGCTGCCCCAGTACACAGCCGACCTCCACATGCTTCCGATTATGTCGGTCATGGAGTTTGTGACTCCCCATGCCGCATCGGAGACCCTTCCTGCCATCCCGCTCACGCCGTTAGCCACATAGCTAGAGACGCTTCCGCCCCAAGACCATGCGTTGTTCACAGCACCGCTCACACCGTTCTGGATTCTCGACGCGACGCCGCCCGCAGCGTTCGACACCCACCCGGCCATGCCGGAGATGCCGTTGGAGAGGGATTTCGACACGTCGCCGCCCCACGTGGACGCCTGCGACGTGGCGCCGTCGATTCCCTGCCGGATGAGGTCGGCAAGGCTGGTCGCGGAGTCGCTCACGTCCTGCTGCTTGCCGTCCATGCCGTCGGACAGCCCGTTGCCGGTGTCGCTGCCAAGCTCCTCCGCCTCAGCCGGCACAGGGGAGAACGTGTCCGTGAAGAAGTCCACGATTCCGGAGAACACGTCCTTTATGGGCTGCGGGATGTGCTCCTCGACCCAGCTCACCGCGTCGGATAGCGCCTGCCCTATGGCACCGAACGCGTCCTGGAAGCCGGGGACGATCGTGTTCATGATGAAGTCGGAGATGCTGCCCCAGTTGGCCACGATGGTCTCGACGCCACCGACGATGGCGCCGATTCCGGCGCCGATTCCGGCGCCCACCGGGCCACCGAACGCGGCGCCGATTGCCGCGCCCGTCGCAGCCGCGCTCCCGATCGTGCCGAGGAAGTTTCCGACGTTGAAGCCGTTCTGCACCTGGTCCTGGACGCTTGAGATGTTCGCGGCCATGCCGATTCCGCCGACGAGGCCGAGCCCGATTGCGGAGCCAGCCGCCCCAGCCGCCGTCACCGTGCCACCGGCACCCAGGTGCTCGGCTATCCACGTGCTGAGCTTCGTTGCGAGTGGCAGGCTCGTGAATCCCTGCAGCATGCCCTGCCCGAGGCCGGCGCCACCGTTCATGCCGGTGAGCAGCGCCTGCCCCATGAGGTTCCACTTTAGGATCTCGGCGACGATCTTGAGGCCGACCGCCGCCATCTTGAGCGTGATGAACCCGAGGACGAGCGGCCACACGTTCGTGTTGAAGAGGTTCTGGAACACGGTCCACGCGCCGCTGGCGATGTCGCCAATCGCGCGGCTGAGCAGCTGCGGGATGTTGAGGTTCGTGATGAACGTGTCAACGTCGTCCCAGTTGATGCTGGCGAACGCCTGCTCGATTACATCGAGGAGCTTGTTGGCGAGCGCGTTCGCGTCCATGCCCGCCTGCGCCCAGTCGATGTTGTTGAACGCCCCTGTGATTGCCTCCTCGATGCCGTTGCCCAGCGCCGTCCAGTCGAACACCTGCAGCGCCCCGTGCAGCCCCTCGAAGGCCATCTTGAGACCATCGGTTAGGAACTGCCCCACGGCGGTCCAGTCAATCGTCTGCACCGCGCTGTCGAGGAACGCGCCGACCTCCGCGCCCCATGCCACCCAGTCGTAGTTCTGGACAACCGAGTCGATGTTGGAGATGACCCCGTTCATCCCGCTCACGAACGTGAACGCGACCTGGGCGAGACCGGTCGTCACGTCGGTAATCGCCGTGTTCCAGTCGATGTTCGAGAATGCGGAGTCTATCGCGAGGTTCAGCTTCTCGCGCAGCTTCCCGAAGTCGATTCCCTCGTATGCCGAGTCGCCGTAGAGGAACCCGTGCAGGGTCTCAAGCGACACCTTGAGCTTGTCGGTCATCACGTGGCCGAGCGCCACCCAGTCGATGGTCTCGACGGCCCTGTTGAGCGCCCCTGCGAGACCGGCGCCGAACGCCGTGAAGTCCGCGTTCTGCGCTATGTCGTCGACGAAGTGCAGGCCCACGTTCAGCCCGCGCGCGACCGTGTAGCCGAAGAGCGACCAGTCACGCGCGTGCACGAACCCGTTGAACGCCGTCCAGATACGCTTCGACCACTTGGCGGCAGTCTTGTCGATGGAGTCCCAGTCTATCTGGCGCTCCCACGAGTTCAGGCCGGACGCGATCTTCTTGCCTAGCGCGGTCCAGTCGTCCGTGTTCGCGAGCTGCTTGTAGAAGTCGTCGATGGGGGCTTCCTCGAACATCGAGCCGTAGTCTGGGACGCTGGCACCGCCACCTCCGCCTCCGCCACCACCGGAGGAGCCGGACTTGTCCGGCTTGTTCATCTTGTTGAGCTCGTCAAAGCCCAGGACCGTTGCCTCGTACTCCTTCTCGGCGGCGGTCGCCTTCTTGGTGGACCCTGCGGCGCCGTTCGTCGCCGCCGCGAAGCTCTTCTGCGAGCGCACGGCCTTGCGCCACACGCCGTGGCCGGTGAGGGCGGCGAGGAGCTGGTTGAGCGCGTTGAGCGCGGTCACGACCCAGTTGACCACCGTCTCAAGCGCGGGGGCCATGGCGTCAAGCAGCTCGGAGGCCGCTCCGCCCACGCTGTTCTGGAAGTACTGCATGGACGTTGCCATGGAGTCCATGGTGTTGGCGAACGTGTTGCCGGTGAGGAGCGCCCACTGGTAGAGGTTCTGCAGCCCGGTGTTGAAGCCGTCGACGAACTGCGACAGGACCGCTCTCAGGGCGCGGTACATGACGATCCTGCCGATTACCCCGGCAAGGCCGTCCATCGAGCCCTTTATCGAGTCGAGCTTCCCCTTGATGGAGTCGAGCGGGAACCGCACGACCTGGCCCATGAGCGAGATGTACTTCTTCGCGCCGTTGGCGAGCGCACCCCAGCCCTTGGCTGCGGCACGCTGCATGAGGTTCGCGAGCTTGCCCATTCCGTTCGCCACGGTCTCAAGCACCTGGCCGCCGAACTGGTCCCAGAAGTCGGTAGGGGTCTTCTGCTTCCGCTTGCTCTCAGACCCTGCGGCCTTCTCTGCGGCGCCGAGGTGGCGGTATGCCTCTGTCACCCTGTCAAGCGCGTTGGCAAGCCGCTCGAACTTGTTGAGCTGCTTGTCGGTCAGGTTGCCCTGCGCCACCTTGGCGAAGTTCGCAAGGTCCCTTGCGACCCCGTTCAGCTTGTCTCCGCTGCCGTCGAGCTTGTTCACCGCGCCAGCGAAGCTGTTGAGCCCGCGCCCTATCGCCTGGATGCTCTTGGTGGTCGACTCCCCGCCGCCCTTCGCGAATCCCTCCATAGCGGTGTTTAGCCTGCCGAGCACGCCCTCAAGGTTCTCGATGTTCGAGCTGTAGTCGTCGTTCGAGAACAGCCTGAGGCCGTTGTGAATCTCGCGGAGCCCCTTGCCGAGCGCGAGCACGGACTCCCCGCCACCAGTGATGTTATCGAGCCCTTCGAGGGCACCGTTGAGCACGCCCACCGTCGTCTTGAAGTTCTCGGCCTGCACAGACGTGGTTCCGTCCTCGAACCCGGCGAGCGCATTCCTTATCCCGCGAACGCCGCTGGCGAGGTTCGAGACGCTGGTGGCGACGCTTCCGAGGTTCTCAAGTCCGGAGAGCGCGTTCACGATGCCGCTCACCGCGTTCCCGAGCTGCGCGACCGACCCGGACGGTATCCCGGTCGAGAACTCGTCCATGCCCTTCTTGATGGCACGGATCCCGCGACCGAGGTTGCCTATCCCGGTGCCGTTCTGCGCGGCGCGGGCGGTCGCCGTCGCGATGCCGTCGAGGGTGTTCTTCAGGTCAGCGATGTTGCCATCGCCGATGCCGCCGAAGTCCGACACCGCCTTCGGGAGCTTGGAGAGCGCGGTCGCGGTCTTAGTGAGCTTGTCCGCGTCGACGTCGGCGAAGGAATCGAGCGACGCGCCGATGGCCCCGATGCTCTCCCCAAGGCCGCTCGCCTGCTCTGGGTCGATGCCCTGGATGCTCTCCATGCTCTTGGCGATGCCGGATATGGCCTCGCCGACGCCCCTGATGGACTCGGCAGAGGTCGAGAGCTTGCCTGCCGACTCGGCGATTGACTCGAAGCTCGCGGCTGCGCCCTGCGAGAAGCCGTCAAGCCCCTCGAACGGGTTGTTCTTGTCGACGAACTCCTTGAGCCTGTTGACCGAGCCAATGGCGCTGTTAACGCCCTCGTCTACCCCGGTGGCGTCGGCGGTTATCTTGATCGTGATCTCGTCTACCTGCGTGGTGCCGTCAGCCATCCGCCTCGCCACCCTCCCTCTGCACGTGCTCCTGCATGCGTCGCATGCGCTCCGCTATCGCGCTCGCCGCGATGCGCCCGTTCTCAAGCCGTGAGCCCAGCTCGCGCTCGCGCCTCCTGCGCTCCTCGCGCTCCGTGTACGGCTCCTTCGGGTAGTCCTTGGCCCTCGTCGCCTTGGAGAACGCCCTGAGCACCGGCGCGTTGTCCCCTATCGCCTCGTAGACGTACCTTCCGTTGAGCCACGCGAGCCAGTCGGAGCGTCGCGCGGCCTTCTCGTCGGCGAGCCTGTAGGCGACCACGAGCTGCGGGTCACCGTGCCAGAACTCGTCTGCGGTCATCCCTATGGACAGGTAGTAGGGAAGCGACTTCCAGAACGCGTCCTTGTAGGACGTGAAAGCTACTCGGTCGCCTCCCACGTGACGTTTCCCTTGTCGCCGTCCTTTGGCTCCTCCACGAGAGCGTTGTAGGGAACCATGAACATGTCCATGAGCAGACCGAACAGGCCCTGCTTGTCCTTCACGCGGTCCCAGATGCCGTAGACGACCTCCTTGGACACGAACGGGTGGTTCTTGTGGAACCCGGCACGGAACAGCGTCACCATGTCGGTCGCGTATGCCGTGGCCGCCTTGGTCACGTCAAAGCCGATTGACTCGGCGTATACCACTGAGTCGCGGTCGAACTCGATGATGTAGTCCTGCTTGGTGGTGGGGTCGGTTACGGTGACCTTCTTTGCCATTCGTCTGTCTCCGTTCATGTGAGAAGCGCCCCCGACGCGTGATGCGTCAGGGGCGCGATGCGAGAGGGATGCCTGTTGGTTGCGCTAGGCGGCGCTTACGGCCTCGGTGGTGCCGAACACGTCAAGCTCGACCGGACGCACGTCGCCGACCGAGCCTCCGGTGATGCGGAGCTTGACACGTGCGTTGGTGGACATCATCTGCTTGGCGCCGGTCGGGTCGATGGACGTGCCGTCTGCGGACGTGGTGCCGCCGAACCAGACGGCCACCTTGAGGACCTTGCCCTCAAGCTTCTTGATGCGCTCGTAGTCGGCGTCGTTGTAGAAGCCGGGGAACGCGAGGGAGCCGCCGTCGTCGGGGAGGCCCGGCTCGTAGGTGTGGTGTGCGCAGGAGAGCGTGGTGTTATCCTCGGCCTTCGCCTCCGCGTCGAGGTCGGGGTACTCGGTGATGTCCATGAGGATGCTCCACTTGGTGGTGGAGTCGCTGGAGCCCTCCGGGGTGTACTTGCCGGAGGCGTCCTGGTACATGAGGAACGTGCCTGCTGTGAGCATGTGATTCATTCCCTTCTACGGTGTGTGGAATGCGCCGTCCGGGCCGACTGCGGCCTCGAACCGGCAGAAGTAGCGGGCGATGGCCCGCTTGCTGTCGTCCGTGAGGTCGATGGGCTGTCCGCCCGCCGTCTCCACGAACCCCAGCGTCTTGAAAGCCTGGGCGAACGCCCTCGACACCGCCTTGGCCTCGGACTTGCGCCCGGAGGTAGCGGCGCTGTACGCGTTCACCTCGAACGTGACGTGCCTGTACTCGTTCTCGTGCGTGGACGTGAGCGTGCGGCGCACGTCGTACTCGTCGGTCATGACCACCAGCGCGTACGGGAAGCTGCTTGGCGCGTTCTCCGGCAGTGACGAGCACGCGAGCTTGGGGAACGCCTTCTTGGCCTGCGCGGTCACGAACGTGTACACGCGGGCCTCGGGGTCGGAGATCACCTTGCGTCACCCCAAATCCTCGTCACGGCGTCCGCAAGCGCGTCGCGCATCTTCTTGGATGCCTCGTACATGGCGTTCGCTGACGCGTTGCCCTGGGTCCACCACCTGCCATCGCGGACCTTGGTCACGTTCCCATACCTGTCACGGTCGACGACCGGCGAGATGTTCCCGTCATTGGCGCTTCCGCGCTCGCCCCTGTAGAGCCACCAGCCGGAGGGGCGTATCTTGCCCGACGAGAACCCACCTGGGTAGATGCCGAGGGAGGATGCCCACGGGTTCGTGTCCGGGAGGTTCACGCCGCTGCCGAACTCTATGAACAGGACGCGCGTCCCGGACGCCACGAGGTAAGTGGCGCCGTCCCCACCGGTGACGATGGACACGCGCACGTCGTTCGGGCCGGGGTACTCCGCCTTGGAGTAGCCCGCCTGCGCGACGGACAGACCCATCTCGGCGACTGCGGACACGATGCGCTGCATCCTGTCCTCTGACACCCTGTCGCGCAGCGACTCAAGGTTCCTCACGGTGGCCGCGACGCCAGATATGGACATGCGGCTAGCCATCCTGCCTCACCCGGCTTACGGCTATCGAGGTCGAGTTGAGCGACTTCGAGACGCGCGTCACCGCGTAGTCCGCCGTGACGTTCGCGGGGTCGAACTCCTCTGGCGGCTTCACGTCCACGAACAGCAGGGCGTGCTCGTCCACCGGGCAGTCCGTGCCCGCGACCTGCAGCACCTTGTCGTACCTGATGCCTATGCCGAACTGCTCCTGCGTGGCGTCCCCGCTCGCCGCCGTGACGTTCGCCATGAGCGCCACGGGGGACGAGTACGTGATCGCGGTCTCGCCCGTGTCGTAGCCGTCCTGGTCGAGGATGGGGTTGCGCCCCTGGTAGAGGCAGTACCAGACCTTGCGCCTGTTGCGTGCCAGGAGCCTCATTGCCCGCCGCCTATCGCGCGGGCGTGCGGCACGACCTCTGAGAGCAGCCTTTCGCCGTCCTCGTAGGTGCGCTGCACGCCGTTCTCGTTGTGGGCCGACTCGCCCTCTGCGCCCCTTCTCGCCCACATCGCCACGGCGAGTCTCACAGAGAGGCCGTCGTAGCGGGCGGGGAACCCGATCGCCGTGCGGTCGGACACGAGCGGGTAGGAGCGCTGCATGATGGCATCCTTGGCAAGCGCGAGGTACGTCTTCGGCAGGTCGGGGTTGGCCTCTAGGTCGGGGTCGTCCGCCCCGATGATCGCGGTGATGGCCGCGACCTTCTCCTCGTCGGTCACTGGCCGTCACCTCCTTGCCTAGGCGCCCGCGCCGATGGTCAGCTTGACGGCCTTGGTCTCGTCCGTGAGGGCCACGATGTAGCTCTGGCGGGCGAAGATGTTGTTGATGCGCTTGTTGGCGTCGTCGGAGGAGCGGGAGCCCTTCTGGGACGCCTCGATCTCCACAGCGGCCTTCACGAAGTCGGTGACTGCGGCCTTGGTGAAGAGGAACAGGCTGGTCTTGTAGGCCGTGGCGTCCATGAGCTTGCTGTAGTAGACGTTGGTGCCCGAGATGGTGCCGACGTAGCCCTTGCGGACGTATGCCTCGACGTACTGCAGCTCGTCCTTGCAAGACTTGCGCAGGGCCTTGAGGAGGTCCTTGCCGACCAGGATGTTCGTCTGTGCGGCGACGGCCTGTTCCACGTCGGACGCGGCGCCCTCGTCAGAGCCGATGGTGGTGGTGGTGTCGAGCGAGATGAGCGACTGGGCGTCTACCACGGCGTCGAAGTCGAGCGCGGTGGCCTTGAGCGTGTTGGTGGTCTTGGCGAGCTCTGCGTAGAACTCGTCGTTGAACTTGTTGTAGAGCGTCACGCCGAGGTGTGAGATGCCAGCGGCGACCTCCTCGGGGGTGCGGCGCAGGCGCTCGTCGGTGTACTGGAACCAAGCCTGGGCGGTCTTGACCTCGTACTCCTTCTCGGCGACGCCAACGGACACCTGGGCGGTGTTGCCCTTGCCCTCGGCCACGTCCTCGGCTGCGCCCGAGGCGGTGATCACGCCGATGGAGATCTTGTCGCCGGTGTCTCCTTCGAGGGTGGTGTCGATGGTCACGAACTGCTGGGCGTTGAGCGCGGAGTTGCGGGTGTTGGCGACCTCGGTCTCGATGAACTCCTGGGTGAAGCCGGTTACGTTGCCATAGGTATCTGTAGTGCGGGGCATTTAGCCCTCCTTTACTTCATGAGCTTCTTGTACTCTTCGGGATGAGTTGCGGCGTAGGCGGCGCGGGCGTAGGGAGTCATGGCGAGGAGCTTCTTCTTCGTCATGTCCACGCCACCGTCCGGGGTCTTGTTGCCAGCGGGCGGCTCAATTGACTTCTGCGCGAACCCGGCCCTGAGCTTGGTGTCGTGGTCCTCGAGGAACTTGGCTGCGTTGCCGAACAGGGTCTCCATGTCGCCGTCGGCGAGCGCGGTGGCGCTGGACGCGGCCAGCTCGGCGTCGTAGCCCTGGCCGATGAGGCGGGAGCTGTAGTCGGCGATCGTCTTGTCGCGCTGCAGCTGCTTGAGCTGCGCGGCCATCTGTTCGATCTGCTTCTCTGCCTCGGTCTGAGTCTGGGCGCCCGTCGCCTGCGCGTCCTTGAGCTGCCGCTTGAACTCTGCGGCCTCCGAGTTCGCCTTGGACACGGCGTCCTTGTAGCGCTTGGCCTCGTCGTTCGCCTTAGCCAGCGCGTCGGCGTGGTCGTCGTACTCGAACGACTCGAGCGCGGCGAGCTTGTCCTCGGCGGACATGTCGGCATAGCCCTCGATTGCGGAGGTATCGATCTTCGCCATTTCGTGCTCCTATTCCGTTGTGCGTTTGGTTTTCGGCGCTTCACTGCGCCACACGTGCGTTTAGCTTGTAAAAAAGGGCGCGGTTCACTCCGCGCCCTGCGTTTTTCGGCCTTCACTGGCCATACTCGCTACAATAGGAATTTTACATCAAACAAGTGACTTTATCCATTATTCAGCAGATTTTATGCATCACCTGGCAGGCGAGTACCAGCAGCGGCAGTTCGGGTGCTCCGGGAGTCTCGGGGCGCGGTCGACGCGGTACGTCCGCCCGTCCCTGGGAAGGCACGTGCCGCACGCGCGCGAGTCCTCGACGGCGTTGTACCTGACGCGCGTCACCCCCGCGTCCACCATGGCCGCCGCCATGCCGAGCACCGTGGCGTCGTCGGCTCCCTGCCCCATCATGCGGACGGCGGAGTTCCTGGACGCCACCATGGCCGACGCGGCGGCACCGTTGCCGTGGGCCCTCTGCTCGGCGGCCACAGACTCGAACGACCTCGCCCTGCGCCGCTCCCACTCGTTTTGCGGCACGAAGCCCTCCGGGAGGGCGTAGGAGGCCACGTAGGCCCCTATCGCGTCGGACGCGGACGGTTGTCCCGCATGCGGGAGGAAGAGGGCGTAGGCGCGTCCGTATGCCGTCTCAAGGCACCCCCTGTAGAGCGGCCACGAGTCGTCCCAGCACCCGTAAACGATCTCCATCATCGCGTAGAGGTCGCTGGCCTGGGAGAGCGCCGAGCGGGCGCGGGAGAACCTGCGGACGACCCGCCGCGCGTATGCCGCGACGGCGGAATCCGTCCCCGCGAACGGGCTCAGGGTGCCGTCCACCGCCATGGGGTTGAGGTCGTCGAACGAGAGCGCGGCGACCATGCGCTACTCCCCCGCCTGCTGTGCGGCGCCGTCCGGCTCCGCCTGTGCGCCCTGCTGCTGGGGCTGCTGCGCGCCCTGCTGCTGGTCCGCCGTGACGCCGAGCGCGTCCGCCACGTCCGAGTCCTCCTGGGCGTCGTGCCACGCCTTGGCCCGCAGGAACTCGCGGTGCGGGTCCGGGAACATGTTGCAGTGCTCGAACGCCTGCTCCGGGCTCACCCAGTCGGTCGAGAGCATCTTCACGAGGTTGTCCACGTTTGACGTGTCGTTGGTGTAGTTGCGCCTCGGGAAGCGGATGCCCACGTCGCCACGGGCTAGCGAGAGGCCGCACGCGGTGTCGCAGAAGTCTATCGCCATGTCGAGGAACGAGCGCTCCGAGCGCTTGAACCACGTCTCGGTGCGGCAGGCGACCGCCTCGGCGGCGCTCCACCCGTCACGCAGGATCACCGCCGCGCCGGTGTCGGAGGTGTTGTAGCCGCTCTTCGGGTTCGGCATGCCGCACACCTTGAGCGCCGCGTCGTAGAGGGAGTCCACGAGCGTCTGGCTCTGCGCCTGGTCGAGCGTGACCGAGATGTATCCGGCGTCCCCGTCCGGGGGCAGCTGCAGGCCGCCGTTCTCGCGGACCTTGCGGAAGAACTCGCCGGCCTCCTCGTCCGTGCCGAGGTCGATGCCCTTGAGCGTGAGGATGGCCTGGACCACCTGCTCCACCCCGTCCACGCGGTTGCTCTGGACGGTGTTGATGGCGTCGAGGACCGGGACAACCGGCTCGAAGTCGCCCTCGCGGCTGATGCCGTGCGGGTACTCGACGATCGGCACGCGCCCGAGGAGGTGCGTCCCGGAGGTCACGTTGCCGTCCTTGTCCACGACGAACTGGGAGGTGTCGGTATAGCAGTAGTACGTCCTGTTGTCGTCGGAGTCGACGACGTAGGTGACGCCGAGCATGGGCCTGTGCGAGAGCCTGCTTGAGTAGACCACGAACGTGTAGCGCGGGTCCGGCACGAAGATGTCGAACGGCGACTCGTCCGGGTCGTCGCCCATGTCCGCCTGGTCCTTGGGGCTGAGCATGCGGTAGGCGGTGCCGCAGACGGACTGCCAGAACGCAACCTCAAGGTCGGACGCCTCCTTGCCGGCGGACTCCATCCACTTGCAGAGCGAGCCCAGGTCTGAGTTGTCCACGGTCTCGGCGTCGTCGTCCGCCGCCATGTCCACGTACTGGATGGGGGCGCTGAGCAGGTAGCCCGTCTTGAAGTCGGATATCTCGCGGGCGCGGTTCTCGACGATCCTGTTGCAGATGTCGTTGTTGTACGTCTTCTCGCGGTCGAGCACCGGCTGCTTGCCGCGGTAGTACGAGTAGAGGTAGTCGATGTCGTCCGCGTTCGAGTCGTGGGTGGACCTCGCCTTCTCCAGGACCTCGGAGACGTTCTGCGCGGTCACCTCCTCCGCGTCGGTGTAGATCACGGTCCTGCCGTGCAGCTCGCGCGAGTCAGTTGACAAAATGTGCCTCCGTGGTGTCGTGAGGCCGCGTCTGCGGCCATGTCTTGGTTGTAATCGGCTCGTTGCACGTAGACGCGCCAGATTGGCCGTAGAACGCCTTAGAACGGCCTGCGGAACACGCGGGCCTCGGTGCGGTCGAAGCGGTAGACCATGCCCGCCGCCATGGCGAGCGAGTCCGGCGCGTCGTCGTGGGCCACCTTGCCCTGGCTGGTGAACGCGCACACCTGCCGCATGAAGCGCTCGTAGGCGTCGTCCCTCGCGTCGCGCGAGAGGAAGACGAAGTGCTGGCGTATGTCCGGGGCCCTCCCGTGGATCCTCACGTCCTTGGACACGCCGGGGGGCGCCGGCTGCGTGGTGACCGTGGTCCTCACGCCCATGCGCCTGAGCACGCGCCTGAACTCGTCCACGTAGCTGGCGAGCGTCCTGTTGGCCTCGAACTGGATCTGCTCGGCGCCCCAGCGCCTCGCGGCCTCGGCGAGCATCGGCATGGTCACGTCCTTCTCGGCGTCCGAGAAGACCACGGCGGGCACGTACACGTCCTCGCCCGTGTCCACGCAGACCGGGGCCGCCGTGTAGTCGCCGCCGCCGAACGCGGGGTCCACGGCCATGAAGACGCGCCCCTTGGGCACCTCGCCGTCGAACTCCCTGAGCGACGCCGCGTCGAAGAGGGCGCCCTGGCGCTCCACCGGCTGCTGCTGGTACATCGCGAGCCACGACGCCATGTCGTCCTGCCGCTCGAACTGGGCCCTCACCCGCTGGTAGTCCTCGCTCGAGAAGCCCACGCCGTACGGCATGACGAAGTTCGAGTGGTCGGCCTCGTCCAGCGCGGGCACCACCACGCTCCTGTGGCGCACCCCGGAGAACCTGGGGTCGCGCTCGAGCGTCTCCTGCCGGGTGCCTATGGGGTCGCGCACGGACCACCTGGTTCCCACCCAGACCACGGCGCACCCCTGCTTGCGCCTCGACAGCCAGTCGTTCGCCACCTTGGCGTTCAGCTTCTCCATGCGGGCGTCGTTGATGGCCTCCTCGTAGCCGGAGCAGAGGTCGTCGCCGACCATGACGCCCGACGCGTCGCACGCGCCGTTCAGGGTGCCGTCGATGGAGCGGCACGTGAGCGTGGCGTACTTGCGCCGCCTGCCCACGCATATGGTCTCGTCGTTGGCGTCGGTCGACACCACCGGCGCGGTCGGGAACACGTCCTGCCACCGGTAGGTGTACGGGTCGCGCATGACCTCCAGGAGGCCGTTGTAGAACGCCTTGGTGACCGGGGACGAGTAGGAGCTGTAGAGGTTCGAGCGCTCCGGGCGCATGCCAGCCACCCACGTGCAGAACATGGTCACGATGCCGGACTTTCCGACGCGCGGCGGCATCGAGAGGAAAAGCTCGTCCAGCCTGCCGTCCGCTATGTCCTGCAGCGCCTGCGCCACCGGGTCCAACGCCACACGGCGCGGCATCCAGAAGCACTCCTCCGGGGGCCTGTCAAGCTCCAGGTACTGCATGTAGCTTCGAAAGTCCGACCGCGCGAGGAAGCGCAGCGAGCGGCGCCACACCTCGTACCACCGGTCGGAGTCGGCCCTCGCCGGGTCCACGAGCGCCGCCGCGAACGACTCAAGGGCGCGGGCGGACTCCACGGCCTCGGGGTCCCTCGGGTCCGCCGCGTCAGTCAGGCAGAGCGCGTCTTCTGCGGCCCCCGCGTCCCCCCCGAGCGCGAGCGGGAGAACCCTGCTCGACAAGACCGACCTTCGCATACCTGGCCTCCACCTCCTCCGGGGACGCCTGCGCGACCTCGCCGGAAACCCTCACGTCCTGCTGGTCGCGGTACCCGAACCAGTTCTTCGCCTGGAAGATGTAGACGGCCATGGGGATCCTGCCGTCCTGCGCCATCTGGGCGCTCATGGACTCCACCGCGCGGTACGCCATGATGAGCGGCGTGGTGGGGCACCTCGCCATCTCCTCCGGCGTCCTGCCGAGCGCCAGCGCCAGCCCCGGCACGGTCGGGTTCATCGACTCCCGCTCGCAGAGCGCGAGGTACGCGCCGCACCGCTCCTCGACCGCCTGCGGGTCCGATAGCCTCACCTGGTCCCTGCCCATGTCCATGAGCTCCGACGTGTGCCGCGCGTAGTCCTCGCGCGCCGGCCCGTCCGCCGTCCTCGGCCTCGCCACCGCCGCCACCTCCCGCGTTTTATTTTTGCTTTTCGTGCCATCGGTCCCGCCGCGCCGCCATCCGCGCGGCGCGCGCCCATCGCGCGTGGCACACCACGTACCTTTTTTTGGCCGTTCTGTTTCTGCTTTTGCTGCCTTCACCGCGCGCCGGGACTCCTGGCGGACCTGCCCGGACCGGTCCAGTCGCTCCGGGCGCGCATTGTTCGGCGCGTTTCGCCAGCTAGCAGGCTGTTTTCCCGCTCTTTCCCGAATCGTTCCGGAACCGCACCGGGCCGCAACGGCACCGACCGGCGGCGGAGCGTAGCGCAAGTGCAGCGCACGCCCGCCGTTAGGTGCCCACCGTTAGGTGGGTAGTACTTATCTCTCCTTTATATATACGAAATCGGTCCGGTCCACCCCCTCTGACCTGCGGTTTTAAATGTTACCGGAACTCTAACATAATTCCGGTCGAACCGAGGTCGGATTTGGCGGTCTACCTGCGGAAACGCTCTCGTTTAGGGAAATAGTTAAGTACTTAGCGGAACGATTGGAACTGTCGGACCGTTCCGGTCGTTCCGGTCGGTCGGTCCGTCCGCCCGTCCGCGCGCGCCCTTGGCGCACGGCTCTCGTGGGAACCTCAGCGGGCGCATATTCTCGGGCGTTTATGCAATCTTGACGTTGCGATTGTATCACACATGGTCTATCGTGGTGACATTTTGTGCACGGCGCCGCGTCACGTGGCGTGTCGCGTGGATGGCCCCGCGCGCAGGCATCGGTCGGAGTGTGGGGAGCGCCCTTTTTGGAAATTTTCTGGTAGCGTGGGCACCCCCGCGCCTCCTGATCCTCCATACCCCGCCCCCCGCCCACCGCACGCCGAACGCGCGTAACGTGACGCTGCTACGCTATGCCGTTTGATGCATAATGTATGCATGGATAGCAAGCGTTCTACCTGCGGATATGCGAACGATAAACGTCGGATAATATATATTATGTAAAGTAGTCCGCATTCCGATACGTATGAACGCATAAACACCTACTGATTATGCATATTAATGCATACGCTTACTAGTCTATGCAACGCCTATATATAGCACGCCTGGGCGTGGTAGCGTGGAGCGCTTGCAAGCGTGGCGTGTCTCGCGTGGCGAGGGATAAATGATACCTGGCTAGTAGCACATGCCTACTGGGGACGATGGATAATTGGTAGTCGCGCAGTAGCATTTTAAGGCGAGGGTATTAGATTGTGCACAATCGAAATAGGTATTACCTATCCCCGCCTCGCAGTCCCCTGGCTATCTAACGATTAGTAAGCACACAAAACAAATCGTAAGAACGTCCTGCTACGCACATTTGCCCCACTCTTGCAACCCCTTAATTGTGTAGGAATTGTGAACGTACTTAATCGTGCTTGCACGGTATCGTGTATCCGGGTATCTTGTAATCGCGCCGAGGGAATGGCCGGGAAGTAAGTCACCCGCCCCCGACGCGAGGGAAGACGGGCCGCGAGAGAGAAGCGAGGACAACGGCCCCTGGGAAACACGCCGGGCACCTTGAGATAACGAATACATCCCGCCCAGACGCGGGAACCCGTAATTTCCGGAGCACACAAAGAGAGCCGAGGGAATGCGGAGACTACCTAGGAACCATCAAAGATCGAACGGTTCGCAGTCCCCACGGGGGCGAGGTAGGGACCTCACGGGGTCTCAACGAGAAGACGCCTAAAGAAAACCAGCACTGGCGAGGGCCACGCCCCACGCGTGGCTAGCGGTTTGGTGAGAAGACCACCAGCCGGGGCGCGGCCCGAACCAGCGCACAACTAGAACCAGCGAACCAGCACACGGCGGCGCGTTGCCCGGGGTGCCAGCTACCAGCGCGGCACGACGGACCACGCCCCACCAGGGGCGAGATACCAGCATCAGCAAACCAGCCAGCGAGGATTGGAGAAGCCATGGAGGACTATAGGAACCTGTTCCCGCAGGAGTACGCGTACCAGTTCAGCGACGTTGAGATCAGGTACGAGCTCGCGGAGCGCAACCAGACCAGCCACGACACCGAGCGCGAGGACTACGGGTGGTACGAGTGCCAGCAGATAGGCATTGGCGTTCAGAACTACCTCGCCGACAACCTCGCCGAGGTCATGCGCAGGGCGCACGAGCTGGGCTACTGCTAGCCAGCACCAGGATTGGAGGACATCATGAGCACCAAGTCGCAGAGGGTTTGGGGTTCGAGGTACCGCAACGCCCACAAGCTGGCCGAGATGGGGGACGGCAACGAGGACAAGGCACTAGACCTGATTCTCCGCACCATCCGCTACGCCCTCGCAGACGCCAGGGAATGGGAACGCCAGAACAACAGCGAGCGCTACTACAACAGCAAGAAGGCCGTACACAAGAACGAACTCCTGCGCAAGCGCCGCGCCGGGCTTGAGGCCGAGTGGAACGCCTACGGCCTGACCCTGGTCAACTATGGGCTGTATCCCACGGTGACTGATCACAAGGGTGGCTCTGATGTCATCGAGCTTACCTACTTTTAGCGACATCTTGTAGGGCCATAGCACCACTAGCAGGCCATACTACCAGGATTGGAGTCAACATGTGCATTCAGGTCAACGCGGAGCTCATCCACGCGGCGGGGCTCGTCACGGCAAAGGCGGAAAAGTACCGTCCGGCGCTGCAGAACGTGGTCGTGCGCAAGCGCGGCGACGAGGTGGAGGTGTGGGCCACGGACTCATACGTGATGTTCAGGTGCTACCAGCCGGTGAGCGGCGAGCAGTCGAAGCTCCCCGACGAGGAGATCAGGGTCAACTACCCGAGCGTCAAGGCCGCGATACCCAAGCGCGGCGTGGTCACGCTGTGCGCCAACCACGAGACGGACGACGTGTCGGTGACCACGGCCACAGGCTCCGTGTCCGTGCGCACGCTGCAGAAGACCGGGCCGTACACGGACAACATCAACGAGATGGTCAACGACGCACGCGGCGGCAGCAAGCGCGGCGTGCAGGAGCTCGGGCTCAACCCGGACTACGTGCAGACGCTGTGGCGTGCCATGAAGACGGCGGCCCAGGCCGGCGGGTTGAAGCCCACCGGCGTGAGGTTCGTCCCGGGCGACGACCTGCTGCCGATCTACCTGGCGCCGGTCTACGAGCGCAGGCCCAAGAACGAGAGCGTGCGGATGGACTGCATCCTCATGCCTGTGAAGCTCTAGGGAGGCGGTAGTAATGAGCGTGGCGATGAGCGACGCGGAGCTGTGGACTGGCGCTCTGTACCAGGCCGTGGTGACCGTGGGGGACCAGGAGTTAGAGGGGTTCGGCGACACGCCGGACCAGGCGACGGTGGACGCGATGGAGCTCGCCGTCAAGACCATGGCGGGGGTGGCGTGAGATGTACTTCGTAGCGCACGTTCTCCCCTACCAGCTGGGGTTTCTTGCAGCGGCAATTTGGTTCTTCAAGCACGGTTTCGATGACTAGAACGCCGGAATGCAGACGCCGCTTCGACCAAAGGCTGATGGGAGCAACCATGTTCTACGCAGAGTTTTGCCCTTACGGAATCCGAACAATCTCAGATGGTGACACGCTCATGGCGTTCGAGACCCGCGAGGAGCGCGACAAGATGGTGGAGAGCATCAACTACGCTAACGAGCTTATCCACCCCGAGGGTTGCGCCGTTGCGGTCACGACGCATGAGGTTTCCCACAGGTACAACTTCAACGACTTCAAGAACGACAACGCAAGAGAGGTTCCGCACCTCCGCACGTGCAAAGGCAAGTGCTTCTTCGAGATTCGCCACAAGCCTAGCTACAGGTTCTAGGCGCGGCAATGGCCACGCGGACAAATCGGCGCCGCCATGGGGTGAGACCACGGCGGCGCCATACGCCACGAGGATTGGAGAAAAACATGGCGTGGTTCAAGGATATCACGTTCGAGACGCCCATCGAGGACATCAAGCGGCAGTACGTCGAGCTGGTCAAGCGGCACCACCCGGACGTTGGCGGCTCTACCGAGGACATGGCCGCGATCAACGCTGAGTACGAGCGGCTGGTCAAGCACCACTACAACATCCACAGGGGCAGGGACGGCCAGGTGTACACCGACGAGCGCCAGGACGCGCCGGACGAGAGCGCGTCGCAGTTCGCAGAGTGGATAACCAAGGTCGTGGGCATGGGCCTCACCGCCGAGGTGTGCGGGCGTTGGGTCTGGATCTACGGCGACACCTACCAGCACAGGGAAGAGCTCAGGGCCATGGGCGCGGGGTGGTCTCGCAACAAGCGGATGTGGTACCTCAGGCCGGCCGACCAGGGGCACCGGCACCACCGCCACGCCCAGGACATGGAGAAGATCCGGGCCAAGTACGGCTCAAGGGTGTTCGAGGCCAGGGACGACCAGCTGGCGAGGGTGTAGGGGGTAGCCATGGCAACGGCAAGGCTCACACGCGACTACATTACGCACGGCTGCTTCTCGGCACCGACGGACCAGCGTCACGTGTACACGTACAGCGCGTTCGTCCGCGTCTCGCACGACCTCGCGCACATCCTCGACGTGAGCGGAATCCAGCTTGTGTGCGACGTGACAACAGGCGAGACGTGGCAGGAGAAGATAAGCATCCCGTTCCTCGTCGGCCTCGAGACGCAAGGCGACGTGTTCGACCGCGGCATGCGCGAGGACATGCTGCGGAACGAGATCAGCGAGGCGGCGAGCGACTTCGTGAGCCGCGAGATAGGCGACGTGGACTGGTGACCGGATACGGTGCGCGACCTCGACACGCTTTGACGGCAGCGGATTGGAGAAGGGTCAATCATGGGAAACAGGGCATTCATCACGAACAAGGACATGGAGATTGGCGTCTACCTGCACTGGAACGGCGGGCGCGACTCCGTGGAGGCGTTCCTCAAGTACTGCGAGCTGCGGGGGTTCCGTTCTGGCGACTACGGCATTGCGAGGTTCTGCCAGGTGGTCGGCAACTTTTTCGGCGGCGGGTTGTCAATCGGCGTCGAGCCGTTTCGCTACTGGACGATGGGGGACGACAACGGTCTGTATGTAGTGGACGACTGGAAGATCGTCGGGCGCTACCAGGCGGCGTACAGGAACAACGAGACCGGCGAGGTAATAAGCCAGGGCGAGTGGTACGGGCTTGACCGTGACGACTATCTGGACGAGAGCGGCAACGACAGGTACTCCGCCGTCCTCGCGCCGTTCACGGGTCCGGAACAGATGGAATACGACCTCATGGAGATGCTGCGCAGCATCGACGACGCGCAGCCGGAGAGCGAGCGGCTGGGAAAGGTGCTCGACTGCCAGGAGGTGCCCACAAGGACGCTCAAGGTCGGGGACATCATCTACAAGCCAGATTACGCAGGACACTACGAGCCGCGCATGGTGGTCGGCTTCTGGCCCGAGACCGACTACTACAAGGAGTATTTCGGACTCCCGATAACCGACGAGTACGACAGGACCAACGTGAACGCGGTAGTGAGCAGCGAGACGGCGTTCCTCTACAGCGGGGGGGTGGCCTGCTGATGGGGCAGCACGCAACCACGGTAGAGGACGCCATGAGGGCGAGCGGCGGCAGGACCGGCGCCGACTTTGCCGCGACTCTTGACATGCTGGGATACAACGACTCGGACGCCGTGCGCGGGTCCGGAGTGAGCATGCAGATGCTCAGGTGGTACAAGTTCGAGTCAAAGACGGTCGGCGTGCGGACCATACGCAGGATCTGGGCGTGGACCGACGCGGAGACGGAGGCCCACGCGAGGAGCGTCGAGCGCGTCATGAGGACCGGGGTGGACGAGTACGAGGCGCTGCATGGCAGGGCGCCGGAGGTCGTGTCGCTCGTGTGGCTCAGGCGCGGAGAGGAGACCACGGACGGGAGGCCGGTGGGCTACCACAACGCCGTCATGAGGGACGCGGCGGCGATACTCAGGGACAACGGCCAGCGGGTGCAGTTCGTCTACAGCTCGGACGCACGCCCCGAGGATGTAAGATAGCGAGACAAACAGGATTGGAGAACCTGGAATGCTGCAGCACACTCTGATAGTCGGCACGACCGGCTCAGGCAAGTCGTACACGGAGCACTTGATAATCGACAGGATGGTTGCCGACAGGTCGGCGCAGCTGGTCCTCGTCGACCCGAAGCGCATGGAGCTGGTCGACTACGCCGAGTGCGACCTCACGTCGAAGTACGCGGACAACCCAAGCACCATCTACGAGGCCATCGTCCATGCGTACGACACGATGATGGTGCGGTTCGACAGCATGCGGCGCGACCGCGTGAAGGAGTGGCAGTACCTGCCGCTGTACGTGTTCGTGGACGAGATGGGCGCCCTCATGAACGACCCAAGGCACCGCAAGCAGTACGGTACCATGCTCGGGGACATAGCCATGATGGGACGCGCGGCGCGGGTGTTCCTGGTGCTCTGCACACAGATCCCGACGCGCGAGAACCTGCCGAACAGCATACGCGACAACATGACCAACAAGGTGTGCCTCAGGCTGGACGACTCAAGCCGCGCCCGCTACGTCCTGGGGCCGGGTTCGAGCAGGTGGTACGAGGACCTGCCGCGCATCGGCAAGGCGTACGTGAGGACCCCGGACATGATCGAGCGCCCGGAGCGCATCGACGTGGACTACATTTGCAAGGTTCTGGACGTGTAGGGAGGACGAATGGCAATCAGCGAGGCACGCAGGAGGGCGAACGCCAAGTACGACGCGGAGAACACGCGCAGGCTCATGGTCACGTTCAGCAGCGCCAACAACGGTTTCGAGCTGAACGACTACGTGAGGGAGCGAGGCGGGAGCGCCTACCTGCGCGGGCTCGCCGAACTTGACATGGACAGGGTGAAGGACGGCAAGGTGATAGACCCGGCGCTGTACGCAGACGGCCACCACGTCATCGAGGACCCGGACGGGAACCGCATCCACTACGACACGGAGAACGAGATGGTTGTGGACACGTGTGCCAGGGACGGTGCGGCTACCAAGGTGAAGAGCTCGAAGTTCAAGTACGTCGACCTGCCCACGTGGGCACCGATGTTCGTGAGGAACATACAGCGCGGGATATGGAAGGTTGTCGAGTAGGGAGGTTGCCACCATGGCGAAGTACGAAAAGACCGGGGAGCACACGTACAGGGACGTGGACGGGTTCGTGTACGACCTCAGCGACCTTGAGGAGCTGGGAGAGGACCCGGCGCGGAAGCTCCACTTCACCATCTCAAAGAGTGGCGAGTCAATGGAGATCGTCACGAACGGCAACGGCGAGGGCAAGTTCATGGCCGTCGAGACGCCCTCTGGCACCGACTACAGGCAGACTGCCGGCACGCTGCAGTACCAGCTGCCCACGCGCGAGTGGGCTCTGTGCGACCAGCTGCGCAGGTTGTGGGACGGCTGGGAGGACGCCCAGCAGCCGGAGGAGTGGACCGAGGACGACGATATCCTGTTCGGTTTGCGTGACGAATAGGGGAAGTGCAGGCGTCCTCTCGTTGTCGAGCCATAAAAAACAGCGCCCATCGGGGTTTCCCCGGTGGGCGCTTTCTGTGTCTGGGCGCTACTTCCCCATGTCCGCGAAAACCTCGTCTATCGCGTCGCTCATGGACCTCTCCTGGCCCTGCAGCTCGTTGATCGTCTTGAGCGCGAGCATGGACGCGTACGCGTTTATCTCTTCCGTCTGGTCGTAGAGGTCGAGCAGCGTGTCCAGGAACTCCCCGTCCTCAGTCGCGGCGTGCGCCCCGAACGCGGCCCCGCAGAGCCACAGGAGCGACGCGTACTTCGCGAGCTGCAGCGCGGTGGCCGGGTTCGCGTTCGCGGCATCCAACAAGTCTCCGAGGGTGCCGCCAGTGCGCTTCTTCCTTCCGAACATACTCACCATCCCCAAACCGCGTGCTCGGCGACCCAGCGCACGCCGTCGTCACGCCATCTCAGCATCGTCCTGGTTGTCACGCCGTACTCCCTTGCAAGCATCGACCACGTTACGTCGTCGTCTGGCTGCAGGTAGTAGTTGTCGAGCACATCACCGTGCGGGCACTGCGCGAGGATCACGCCCACTATCTCTATCCGGTGGGCCAGACCCTCGCGCCGCTCCTCCACACTGCGCTTGCGCTCCATGATGGACAGCGCGGCCGCCGCCGTGGGGTCGGACGTGGTGCCGCCCTGGACGTGGACGCCGCCAGCGCCGCCGTGCGTCATGCACTCGTCAAGCGCCTGCTCCTCGCGCACGCACGTCTCAAGCAGGGCGCACAGCCCATTCGGCCCACGGAAGCTCCCGAGCCACGCCCTAGCAGTCCCTATAGCGTCTGTGTCCCGATCCGGTCTCACCAGGGCGCCACCCCTTTCTGTACAGCCCCACCCACCTGGCCACGGTCGCCTTGGACACGTGGAAGTGGTCCGCTATCTCGTCGTAGGTCCAGCCGGAGTCCTTGAGCGCCACATACGCCATGCGCTCCGTGTCGTCCGTCTGGATTTTGGTGTTGCGTATCGCGTACAGGTTCGCCACCAGCCCTATGGCCTCGTCCGTGGTCAGCTCCACGTGGTGCACCCTGTCGCCCGTGGTGAACTCGATGAACGCCATGGCTACTCGTAGCGCTCCTGGACGCGCTCAACGAGGTCTATCAGCTGCTCGCGCTGGCGCTCACGCAGCCCGCCGACGCGACGGTTGGCGGCGACGTGCGCTGCCGCCATGAAGTCGTACATCGTCCTCTTGCCCACTCCCTTGAAGAGCATCAGGAACCGGTCGACGTACAGTCGCTGCGTGAGCGGAGACAGGAACGCGTCCCTCACGCCGACCTCGCCCTTCTTCACCTTGTCCTTGTACAGGTGGATCTCGTGGCGCTTCTCGGCGGACTTGCGGGCCATCTCCCTCGCCCGCTCGCTTGAGTTGATGGGATACAGGTTCCGCTCGCCGCTCATGCATGCTCCCTTCGAATTGCATACAATTACAGCTAAATTGTATATAAATAGCAGTGCTGGTATTGCGTTTAGCCCGTTAACCAGCACTGCAAATGTCTATAGAATTGTGTATAGATTGTGAATGCTATTCAAATCTTGAGCTGTTGCGCATGCACATCAGGCGCTTCGCCATGTGCCAGCACTCCTTGGCCTTGTGCAGGTCCTCAGTCTCGTCACCCTTGAGTCCCGCCCGGTCAAGGTACTTGAGCGCGGACCCCACCGAGAAGTTTATCGCGATCTCTGGGCTCACCTCGTACAAGGCATCTATGCACTCGATGCCGTCGCTCTGGTAGTGGTCTGGGTGTTCCACACTTCCGCCGTGCGCCTTGCCATCCACGCCATTAATCTCCCTTACCGCTTTGTCCCAATCAGTCAGCGCTTCGTGTATGGCATCGTAGTCGGCACCGTCCGAGTCTACGCTCCTCATGTTGAATGACTCGTAGGAGCACGATGTCGTTCTGAACGAAAGGATCCCGCACGAGGGGCACCATACGCGTGCCACCGGCCTGTACCAGCGTCGGCAGACGAGCACTTGCGGATGTGACCCGCAAAACGGGCACGGCAGCGTGTCCGTGTAGTCCTCTGTCACATCATCGAATGCGCTGTCTTCGATAGCCGCCACGTCCTCAGAATCTCCCTCCATGATCATCATCTTCCCCTGTACGCACCCCCTCCACTCGGCGCTAGTCATCGAAGCCAGCCCCGTACTCGCAGTCGTACTCGCACTCCCACGTCTCGCCGTCCCGCGTCATCGATGCGCCGTACGCCGGCTTGGAATCGCATTCGTCGCCCCAGAAGCGGAAGTGCCAGCCGAGGAGGTCGAACTTCTTGTCGTAAGAGTCGAGGGCGAACCTTGAACCGCCATACTCGTCGAAGTCGTCCCATCCGAACCTGCGGGAGAGGGCGTCGAAGTCGTACTGGGTCGGCTCGGCCTCGCCAGCCTCCCAGACCCAAATCTCGGGCCACCCCTGCTTGTAGCAGGCGACCCTGACGTTCCCGTCGCCCATGACGCCATGGTGCGAGTGCTTCCACCAGCGGTCCTCGCCGTTCTCCATGTTCTTCATGATGTTCGCGTAGATGCGCAGCCCGGAGGGGAGCGACGCCTCTTCGGTGTCGAACACCCCGACGTCCTCCTTGTCGCGCCTCCGGTTGCCGTTGAGGTACACGAACGCCCCGTAGTCTCCGTATGCCATCGCTAGTCACCCTTCCTCTCCGCCCATGCGCAGTAGCCGTCCGGCGTTGTGGTGCAGCGGTGCGACGCGCACACGTATCTGCCCTCTCCGTCTGTCACGCAGTGCTTGCAGTCCCTGCAGCGGACAATCCTGCCGGTTGTCTTTGCGTTCAGGATGCCGTCCGTGGTGTCCACGATGTACTCGGCCATCACTCGCCCACCTCGCTCACGTATGGCGTGCCGTCGGCGTTCACGCGAACGCAGATGCCACCCGCGTCACCTGACTTAAACTCCATGTAGTTGACGCCAGTCTCCGGGTCAACGTAGGTCGACACGAAACCGTACACCGGGCCTTCCTCTGTCTGCGAGCAGCCGGAGAGCGAGAACAGCGCGTAGAACAGCAGGGTTGACGCGAGCCACACCAAAAAGAACCTGGCGATGCCGGAGAGCGTCATATCGTCGCTAGTCATCTCCCACCTTGTTCGTGACGCGGGCGCCGCATCCGCTGCAAAACTCTGGCACTACCCCAAAGGCCGCATGTCCGCACGATAGGAGCACTCCCGTCAATCGAGTACCGTCATTTAGCTCGGCAACTGCTTCCTTACCGGGAATGACATGACACGTCGGGTCTATGAGGTCGGCGAGGGAAGGAAGCAGAGAATCGAAATCCTCGCCAACCCCGGCAATGTCCATGAGGTCGTACATCACATCAGCAGGAAGTTGTAGCGGGTCTTTGCCTTTGTGTTCGGCCTTCGCCAACTCAAGCGGATACGCTCTCAGCATCGCCGCCACCTCGCGGCGCCTGTCGCTACTTGACATGCTCTATCCTCCTCCCGCACCCCGGGCAGTATCTAGGCTCCCCGCACGTGCTGAAATGCTCCCCACACGCCATGCACCTGTAGTTGAAGTCGCTCGCGAACGGATTGTCATATGCCGCTTCGCACGTCGGGTCTATGAGGTCGGCGAGGGTGTCGAACAAATCGCACCAGCCGCTCATGTGGTCGATGCCCAGCGCGTCATCAAGGGTGAGTGACGCAAGCTCGACCGTCGCGTCAATCGCATCGAGGGCGCGCCCCTCATTTCGCAGCCTCTCCGACACCTCGCGGCGCTCGTCGCTAGTCGGCATTTGCGTCACCTCCGTACGGCTCGGGAAGCTCGTGCCAGGCAACTGCCGGACGGTATCCGCCACGGTAGTTGGGCACGTAGAAGTCCATGCCGCCCCCGTTCGTCTCGTGGTATCTCCCCACGAATAAGCCCCCGAGCTTTTCCTGGCACAGGACCAAGCGCTCGTCCTTCGGTGGCACGGTGTGCCACCCATCGCGTACACGTACCATTGCCATGAGCGCGGTAGGGTCATCGTCGCCAGTCCAGATGCGAGACCCGACTAGATGGCCGCAAAACTCGACGTTGTGTGGTGCGTCGCACCCATCGAACATCCTGTAGATTGCGTATTTACTCATCGCTCGCCTCCTTGTGGTGGTAGACGCATCCATCAAAGTCCACCCACCTCTCTCCCAGTCTGTCGCCGCGATAAAGGAACACTTAGTCAATTCGCCCATACACGTCGTACGAGACTCCGCGAAGCTCTCCCGTGAACACGTAGTTGTGGATGTTGAGGTCGAATCCCAGTGCGTCGGCGCACACGTCTACAAGGTCACCCATGCGGACGAATTCGTGCTTCCCGTCCTCGTACCTGAGCCAATCGTCTTCATCGAGCACTGCGCGGATGCGCGCCCGAGCCCGCTTATTCGCGCTCATGCTCGCGCTCCTCCGCCATCCTGCGGATACGGTCGGCAAAGTCAACGAGCGTGCTGGCCGTCGCGCCGTCTATCTCGTCCTCGCCGCACGAGTCGTTGACGTAGCGCTCAAGCTCGTCCGCGATGCGCTCCCAGCTGTCGGGTCGCTCGTGGGTGAGCAGCCACGGCAGGAGGTTGCGCCACTGGCCAGAGTCACCCGTCGCGTACACGACTGGTGACTCGGTGTATTCAGTCCACCGCCCGATGACGACGCCCTCGACGTGCCACGCCCTGCCGTCCTCGCCGTACACGGTCTCCCCCACGCGGATTGGCTTGCCGTCCTTTCCGCGCGGCAGCTCGGCCATCTCCGCGTCTATGCGGTCGGCGATAGTCATCAGGCAGTTGTAGACCCCCGGCTTGATGCTCTTGTTCTCAGACCACCTGCGTGCCAGGTCGCGCAGGTTCGAGCCCTCTTTAGTCATTGCCGTCCTCCTTGCCGCTGAGCACGGCCTCTGCGTCCGCCAGTGCTTCCTTCCAGGCACGCCTGCGTTCGGCCCGCATCGCGATTGTGAGCGCGGCGAGTCTCACAAGCTCGTCCTCGTGCTCCTCCATGAAGCGCCGGTACATGGCGTCCGCCACGAAGTCCATGAATTCCCTGTCCCTGTCGTACGTTATGCCTGGTACGGAGTCCTTGAACTTCCCCCACGCCTTGCTGACTACGCCATCCCTCACGTCCTTCTCAAGTTGCTTCTCGATGTACTCGGAAATCTGCTTGTCGTTGAAGTCGAACGCGACCTCCACTATGTGCTGCATGGCTTCTCCAATCCCCTATCTCTTTCTGTGCTTGGCTTCCTCTCTGAGCAGTTGCGGAAGCACGAGCCTCATCATGTCTGGCGTGCAGCCGCAGACGGCTGCGCACTCCTCAATCACCCCATTGCCCCTGAGACCGTGGCTGACGCACCACCTGGCCGTCATGAGCGCGTACTTGCGCCGGTCGTGGTTCGGCTTCGGCCTATTCCTGTAGTCGCGGTGTAGCCTGATGTAGTTGGCTCGGCTGTTCACCTGGATGCGCGAGTGGTTGCAGAGCGGGGCGCAGTCCTGGCCCAGTATCGGGTACAGCGCCACAAGCGTCTCGATCTCGTCCGGGTACCAGTCTCCGCTGTATCCGCACCTGCCGGAGGTCAGCCCCGCCCTGCGTGCCCTCGACCACACCGCGCTCTCCGAGACTCCCAGCTCCTTTGCGAGTTCCTTTGTGGGCATGACGCCGTACAGGCTCCGCAGCCGCTCGTCCTTGCTCGTGGTCCACGTGACGCGGCCCATGCCTAGCGCCCCGTGGACCCGAAGCCGCCATCGCCACGGGCAGACCCTGCGGCGTCGAAGTACTCTTCCTCGCGCCACTCCCACTCGGCCCGCTTGCACTTGACGAGCAGCAGCTGGGCCACGCGGTCATTGGGAGCGACGGTGTATGGCTTGTCGCCGAGGTTCACGAGCCTCGCCATGACCTCGCCGGTGTATCCGGGGTCGATTACGCCTGGGCTGTTGAGCAGCGTGATGCCGTGCTTGAACGCGAGGCCCGAGCGCGGCACTACCAGCGCGACATGGCCCTTCGGGACCATCATGCGCACCCCAAGCGGGATGGTGGTAGACCGCATCGGGTTGATTACCCTCGGCATGTTGATTGACGCGGTGAGGTCGTATGCCGCGTCCTCATCGTGCATCTTGTAGGGCTCGCGGCCGGTGTATGTGACTCTCATTTGTCTCCAATCATTCGTGGATGATCATGTTGTCCTCGTCCGCGTAGTAGGACGTGCGCGAGTCGCCGCGCTTTGTCCAGTTGCGGAACGTGCTCTCAGAGCAGTCGGTCGGCAGCCGCTCGTAGACGTTCGCACGCGTCGGTAGCACCCCGTCGCGCGCGCATCGCATGAGCGCGTCGGCTATGGCGTCGTCGCGATCAGCGCGTCGGTCGACGTTCTTCGCGACGTTCGCCGCGTTGCCAGCCTGCGCGTAGGCCGCTGCGGACCCGCGTTCAGGGCATGCGTCGAGCATCGGGCACCTTACGAACAGCGGCCAGTCGAACACGACACTCTGCTGCCCAGGGTCAGGGAACTCCCGCAGCACGTAGCTGACGCGCAGCGGGAGGACCCTCCTCCCCTCGAAGTGCTCCGCGAGGTACGCCTCCTCCTCAGAGTCCGGCTTGATGGCTATGTCCGTGAGGTCGACTATCGCGTCCGGGGCGCGACCGAAGATGCCCGAGCCCGCGCCACGGTCAACCACGTCGCGCGCGCCCGCGGCACCCTTCGCGTGGTGGTGAGACCATATGACGGAGCAGCCGCACGCGCTTATCCTGTTGAGCGCGGACATCAGCGAGCGCATGTCCCCGACGCTGTTCTCGTCTCCCGTCTCGAAGCTGTAGAGCGAGTCGAGAACCACAACGTCGAACGCATCGCCTGACCCCATCACGGTCTCGACGGCAGCCGCCACCTCGTTGATGTCCGGCACCTTCCCCCTCAGCGGGCACAGGTGCAGGTTGTCCGTGCGCTCGGTGTACCCCGTCCTGCGCTTCACGTCATCGAAGCGCTTGAACAGCGAGTCCTTGTCTATCTCCGTGTCGAAGTACGCCACGTTGCAGCGCCTGCAGTCGTGGCCCATCCACATGCCGCCGTTGGCGAGCGCCACAGCAAGGCCGGCGAGCATCCATGACTTCCCGGACTTCGACTTGGCCGTTATCTGCATGGTGTGCCCGAGCCTGAGCACGCCAGATATCACTTCCTCCTTGAGTGGGGGCAGGTTCTCGCCCGTGTAGTCGTCCACGTTGTAGAACATGGACATGACCTGGGCGATGGCCTCCTCCCTCGCGGGGTTCGGACGTTCCGGGTCACGCATCGCACCACACCAATCTCTGCTCCCTGTCCCCCCTCATGCACCCGGCGAGCCTCGAGAGCCGAGCCGGGTTGGCGCAGTGCGCGTCCGGTATGAGTCCGTTCTTGGCGCAGTAGCGGTAGACCATTGCGGCAGCGGCCTTGTACTCGGCTATGTCGTTGCACCTGCATGAGACCATCCCGTGCATAGACTTGTTGCCAGAGTCCACGACGCATCTCAGCCGGTTCCTGAACCCCCTCGGCGCGTCCGGCCCGAACAGCGCCCACAGGCGCTCCACCTGACGCTCCTTGGGGATCTCGTCAGACTCAACGAGCAGGTTCCTGAACGTCGAAACGTCCGCGTCCCTGCGCCTGGTCCCCTCGCCCAGCGGATTCGTCACCAGGTACACGCCGCCGTCGAGCGAGGCCGAGACTATCGAGCGCAGCATGTCCAGGCCGGCCGCGTCCTGCGTGAGCCACCCAACGATCCAATGGGCCTCGCCCCCGTCGAACGTGCCGTCCGAGTACGAGAAGCCGCGCCTGGGGTTCCAAACGATGCAGCAGGTGTCATCCTCCGAGAACATCGAGCGCAGCTGCGCCACGGCCTCCGCGAGCCTGCCGACAATGGTCGGGTCGCCCATTCCCGCGAGGTCGGCGCTCCCGTCCACCTTGGGCACCGCACCTGACGCGGCCTCGCGCACCGTGTCGAGCACCGTGGGGCGCGTCCGCGACATCCCGCGCTCGTAGGACGTGACCACGCTGTGGGCGGTCCTCCACACCTCCTTGTCGGGGAGCGGTGGGAAGAACCCCTCGTTGGCCTTGCGCGCGAGCTCGTACACGTCCTCGTTGCCGGCGCCCCTCGCCCTCGCGCTCGCCAGGTACGAGAAGAGGGCAGCGTTCCTCCCGCCCTCGCGTGCGGTCGGCGCGTCCGGCATGTCAAGCTCCCCCTCACCCACCGTGGAGAAGTCCAGGAATGGCATCCGCGTTCACCTCCCAACGTTGGAAACAACGGGGCCGGTGTCACCCGGCCCCGTATCGGTCAGTGTCGCGTGCCGCTAGAAGGGCACGTCGTCGTCCGTCTCGGTCGCCGCAGACGCGGACGGCGCGGCGGGGGCGGCGGAGGATGCGGCAGGCGTGTACCCGGACTTGTACTGGTCGTCGAGCGGCGTGATGGGGTTGCCGTCCTTGTCCTTGCCGGAACGCACCTCGTCGGCGTCGTAGACCACCCACACGCGCTCCGTGGCGCCATCAGAGCCGTCCTTCTTCGGGCGGTGGTACGTGACCACGTTCCCGCCGAAGAGCTTGCCCACGAACGCCTTGAGCGCCCTCTCGTGGTTCGGGTCGTCTGGGTCGATCACGCAGTTGAACGCGGCCAGCGCATCGAAGTTGGCGTTGGAGCGCGTCATGCACATGAGTTGGTGCTTGAGCAGCCCGAGGTTCTTGTCGAAGTAGAGGTCCATGGTGTGGGCGAAGTCCGGCCTGTCCCTGAGCGCGTCCTTGTGCTCGCCCTCCGCCACGTCGAACACCACGTGGACGGACTTTGACTCCTCGCCCCACTTGTTGACCTTCTCGTATTCGATGTCCTGCACCTTGAGGACGTACGGCCCGTTCGGGAGCCTGGAGCTGCCGTTTCCCTTTGACTCCTCGGTGCTGTCGAAGTCGATCCTAGCCATTTGCCTTCTCCTTGTTGTCGGTCTTGCCTTCCGTTATCGGTCTCATGCCCCAGTACTCGCGTATCGCCGTGTCCACGGCCTTGAGGTCGTTGTCCATCTCGTCGTGCGCGAACATGCCTATCGGGGTCTTCGCGAGGTTGTATCCGTCGTTCTGCGTCACGAACACGTGGCGCGGCCTTCCGTCGTCGCCGATGCGCGTCTCGCAGTCGATCACGATGGGGAACATCCCCTCGACGCATAGCTGCTGGTCGAGCATCTTGCCGATGGTGCGCGGCTTCTCGCGCCCGCTCTCGGAGAACTCCGGGTGCATGAGGAAGTACGTGATGGTGTCGTCGTCCGTCCCGCTGCTCGCCGTCTTGAGCAGGTTCTCGAACGAGACGGCCATCGTCACGAACTTGTCGTATCCGGCCTCCTTCGCCCGGGAGAAGTTGTCGAACGCCATGAGGTATGTCGCGTCGTCAATGACGTATGCGCGTCGCGTGTTGCGTGCGATGGCCTTGTTTATCGCGTCGTAGCCCACGTTGTAGGCCACCTGCAGCGCGTTCTCGCCGCTCGACTTGAACGGCATGCGCTTCCCGGCCACGGCGAACACGCCTACCTCGTCGCGCTTGAAGTTGCGCAGGCTCGTTGACTTGCCGCTGCCGCTCCTTCCAAGGATCATGCAGAGCGTTCCCACCCTTGCTCACCCGCCTTCCTTGTCTCGAATCCGAGCTTGTTGTACTTGAGGATTGCCGCGAACGGCCCCATGTCCCACTCGGCCACGGCGAACACCTCGCGGGCCGGGTCGAGGTCGACGCGCACGGCGTCCGGCCTTCCCGGCACGTCGTGGAGCGTGAACCCGTACCTGTCGTTCATGCACACGCGGGCTACCACAACGTCGTCCTGCGCCGCGCGCTTGGTGTAGAGCCTTCCGAGCGGGCCGTCGAGTCGCACCCAGTGGACCGCGCCCATGTCCGGCGTCCTGCCGTGCGGTATGGGGCCGCCATGGTTGCTACTCATTTGGTGCCATGAGGATGCCCGCCACCGCAGACGTGAGGGACGGCCCCATGGCCTCGGCTACCTTCCTGGGGTCCACTCGCAGCGTCGTGCCGTTCCACTGCGCAGGCTGCGCGGGCACCTGCTCGTAGTGGCACCCGTCAGGCACAACCCCGTCTGCCACGCACGCGTCGAGCGCGTCGTCGTCTATCTCGACGACCTCTCGTGCGCACCCGTTCTGCAGCGCCCAGTGCTCAAGCGCCGCCTGGTCGTCCACGACGAGCCGCACGCAGGCTGGCTGCTCCTTGGTGAGCCTGACGCTCAGCGTCCCGACGCTCTTGCCGTTGAGCATGAGCCTCCTGCGGTCCGTGCCGTCCTTCGCGAACTCGTCGCGCAGCGCATCGTCCACGCGCGAGCGCAGCGAGTCCGGGTTCTTGGTCGACACGTCCTCGCCGACCACTCTGATGATCGCCTGCTCCAAGGCAAGCCTCTCCAAGTCATTCAACCGTGTCTCCCGTCATGAGCGCGGCCACGTCACGCAGCCGCATGGACACCCAGCGCTCCCCGCAGAACCTCGGCTCCGGCTGCATCGACAGTGCCATGAGGTCGGAGAGCTGCACGTACACCAGGTTGTTGCCAAACGTGGGCGACTTGCTGGTGACCCCGACGCCGGGGACGTGGACCACCAGCAGGGCGAAGTCGGCGTCCGCGTTGCACTTCTCCTCGAACGTCTCGGAGAACCAGCCTTCGAGGAGCGCCGTGCTCGACGGTGAGAACGCCTTGTGGCACTTGCACTCCGCGATGCCCCGCAGGCCGTGAGCGAACAGCCCGTGGACGTCTCCCATGTCGGCGTTGCCGTGCAGCGCCGCACGCTCCACCCTCTCGTCGCCCAGCGCGTCGCGCATCCACACCGTGAACGCGCTCTCGAACCTCGTGCCGATTGCCTTCTGCCTGCTCATTCCTCGACCTCCCTGAACGGGCACTCCCCGCAGGCGTGGCCGTCGGTGAGGATCGTGTCGCTGGCAACGCCGTCCGGGTCCTCCTCGCCCTCGTAGTTGGCAACCCACCACGCGAGCCACGTGCACAGCTCGGCGTGTGCGCATCCGTCGAATATGGTCGACGCCCACGGGTCGTAGTCCTCTCCTGGGACGGGTTCCGTGCCGTAGAAATCGGGCACGTCATCACTCCTGGCCTGCATCGCGGAGCCGCCTCCCCATCACCTTGTCAACCTGCGACTTGCTGCCGTATACCTTCTCCGCGAGGGCCCAGAGGAAGCCTGCCTCCGGCGCGTATGCGTCTTCGTCGGAGCACTTGACCACGGTCTTCGTGCCGTCCGCCCAGAGGACGATGGTGGCGGGACCGCTGTAGATGATCTTCTTCGGGATTAGCCTCACGTGCGCGTGCGTTGCCGCATCGCAGAGGAAGTTGACGAACTCCATGAAAGTATCCGGGTTACCCATGTCAAAACGCAGTTGGCAGCTTTCGGTTCCTATCTGTGCATTGCACCAGATTTCTGGGAACATCTCCCTTAGCGCGTCGCTTGTTTCGTTAAAAGCCATTTTGATGTCTGATATTGGGTATCTCGTTTTCACTGGTCTCAGCCCTTCCTCGCTCATTCGTCCATCCCCTGCGAGCGCAGCCAGCCGCGCCACCTGCTCACGGCGTCCGCGTCGCTCTGCGCCTTGCCGATGTAGAAGCGCCCGTGCGGTGCGGGCGCTATGTCGTACGCGTCCATGTCGCGGCCAATCACCAGCCGGTGGCCGTGAGACTCCGCGAGGGTGCGCTCGACCGGGCCAGCTGGGCGCGGGTGCGGGACCGGCCCCACGCTCGACGGGATGTCCGGGACCATGGGTGGCGCCCCGGCGTACGAGTTGAAGTAGCTCCCGTCGATGTTCCCGCCGAGCTTTCCCATGCCGCTCACGCGCTCCTCCCCTCGTACCTGTGCCAGTTGGCACGCACCCACTCGTCCGCGTCCGCGACGGAGACCCACAGCATGTGGTGCGGCCTCTTCGCAGACGCCTTGCGACCGCGCGTCACCGGTTTCTCGTATGCGACAAGCTCGCCGCGCTCTATCGCGCCGCGCAGCACGTCCGGCGATATGCCGAAGTGCTCCTTGGCGACCGTGGCGTAGGGCGCCCAGCCGCGCGGTATGGCGTCGCTCATGGGACAATCACCGTCCCGTGCTCGATGTACGCGGCGAGCAGCACGAGCGCGGCCATGACGGCCACGCAGAGCGGCCACGCGCGCTCCGTGATCGTGAGCTGGTCGTACGGGCCGTACGCGAGCAGGTTGCGCTCGACGGCCCAATCAATCGCATGCATCGTCAACCTCCTGCATCCTCTTGCCAATCCACTTCATCACGTTTACTGCCATGGAGTTGCCTATCGCCTTGTACCTAGGGCCGTCAGGGCACTCCGCTGCTGGCTTGCCCCTGTATGGGATCTGCGTCCAGTTGTCCGGGAACCCCTGCAGGCGCTCGCACTCGACCGGCGTGAGCCTGCGCACCACGTAGCGCGGCTCGCCCTGCGGGTCGAAGAGCGACTGCTCGTTGCGCGTGGAGAGCGTGAGGGAAACGTCCTCGCTCGTGAGCGCCCCCTTGCCACCGCCCTCGCACCCGCAGCGCGTCACCGCGGTGATGGGCGGGTCCTTGTACTGGCGCGCTGACAGCGTGGTGCCCACGTCCTCGCCGACCTCGGCGTTTGCCTGGCCTGACGCCATGCACAAGACGCTTGGCTGGATGTTCACGCCTTCCTTCGTGCCGCTGGGGAGCGTCGGCCCGCACGCGTCCTGCGAGTACACGCGCTTGCTCTGCACGTCCCACGGAGTGAGCACGCCCTGGAACTGCTTGCCGCTCCTCGTGGCCGGAATCGCGCCGATGGATTGGCCGTCCCCTCCGTCCAAGCGGACCTCGCCGCGCTGGTTCGCCGCAATGCAGACGCCCTGCCTGTCCCTGGTGTTGACCGTGTAGGCGCTTCCGTCCGCGTTCCAGCCCGAGCCGTGCTGCGCACCGTTGGAGCTTGAGCCGTCAGACTGCAGGCTGATCACGCATCTGGTGGACGCCTTGTTGCTCCCGGCCTTGAGCGTCTGCGCCTGCTCCGGCTGGTAGCCTATGCTCCCGCTTGTGGCCGCTGGGTCCCCGAAGCCTGCGCCCTGAGCGCCCCTTCCAGCTCCGGCGGCAAGCTCCGCCCTCTTTGCCCTGCTCGACGCAGAATTCCCCGGCACGCAGTCGGGCTCAAAGAGTACCTGGCAAGCCTCGCGGAATCCGTTTCCAGAACGTCCGACAAGAAAGAGACGGCGGCGTCGCTGGGCCACTCCGAAGAACTGAGCATCAAGCACGCGCCATGCGCATCCGTAACCCCCCCCGTCAGCCAGTTCGTGGAGGAGCTGCCCGAACGCCGCCCCGCGCTCGCTTGAGAGCGCTCCCGGGACGTTCTCCCAAAGAAACCATCGAGGGCGCACCTCGCGAACGCATCGAATGAACTCGAACATGAGCCCTGACTCACCTTGCAGACCCTCCCTCTTCCCCGCTATGGAGAACGACTGGCAGGGGCTCCCGCCGACGACGAGATCCACCCTGCCCCTGTACGGCTTCCAGTCGACCTTGCGTATGTCCCCCAGGTTCGGCACGTGCGGGAACCGGTGAGCGAGGACCGCGCACGGGAACTCGTCGACCTCCGAGAACGCCATCGGCTCCCAGCCGAGGCCGTAGAACGCGACGCTCGCCGCCTCGATGCCCGAGAAGACGCTCACGTACCTCATCACGTGCCACCTCCTGGTAAGATGTCGATTGGCATGCGAACCTCCTGTTCCATACACTCGCCCGTCCCCTGCGCTATCAGGTGGCGGGCATCTTTTTGCCTTGCTCCGGTGCCCTCGGTGGGGGCGGCGCGGGCCAGGGGCGCGGGCGCTTAGGATATGGGGGAGCGCCCATGGTGCGTCCCTTGAGACGCGCGAGTGAGAGGAAAGTCTGGCCAGACCCCTTGCGCGAATCCGCGTCACGCCCACGGAGGGCGCCGGAGGTGCGTTGTTCGCTAGACCTCGATTGCCATCTGTCGCTGCCTGCTGATGGCCTTGAAGAAGACCGTCGCGCCCTTGGCGGTGACCATCGGCGTGAAGCTGTTGAACACCTTGCCGTCGCGGCGAACGAACGTCGTGTCATGCAGGTAGAACAGGCCCTGCTCGATGGCCCGCTGCGTGGGCCGGTTGCGGTGTATGCCGCGCTTTCCCATGTATCCGTTGTCGCGGAACCACTTGAAGAGCCTGTTCTGGCCCATCTGGATGCCCGCCTGCCTGAGCGCCTTCGAGAGGTCGGCGACGCTCATCTTGCCGTCGGAGTCGCCCACGGCGTCGAAGAACGCGGCCTTGGGCGAGAGCTCGCCTATCACCGCCTGCTGGTCGGCAATCTTGGCGTCGCGGCGCTCGATGGTCTGCTGGGCGATGAGCAGCGCGCGCGACAGAACCTCGGCGTCGCTCTCGTCGGGCCGCGCGACCATGTAGCCGCCGTCCCTGCGGATGGACGTGAGCACGTCGTGCGTCACCCAACGCTTGAACGCGTGGGCCTCCGGCTTGCGGCTTGCAAGGACCAGCGCATACAAACCTGGCTCTGAAACGATTGCCTTGTTCGGATTGCCGGGAGTTCCATCATTTAAAGTGATGGAACTCTTCTCGTCCTCGTCTAGACGAGCAAGCGCCTGTCCAACGTTCCCGAGTCCCAGCGCGTCGCACACGTCCTTTGCCACGAACCACGGCTCGATGTCCTCGCCTTGGACCACGCGCAGCTGACCGAACTCCGGGCTGTCGAATGCCTGTATACTTATTTCTGGCATGAAATCCTCCTTACTTCATGTCGCGCCCGCTTCCTGCCGTTACAGGTGGCGGGCATTTGCTTGTATATGTGCGGGTCGCTTTCACTTCTTGGTGTCGTTGCCCGCTCCGCATGTCTCCGCCGCTCCGCCAGTGCGCACACTGGACAGGTCATCGCGCTTGCTAGGCTCGCTGGGCGTCTCCGTCCGGCAGCTGCGTGGCATGCTTTCGGTTTTCAGGGTGCCGGTGGTGCTGGAAACGCAAGGCTCCGCCACGCCCCATCGCTGGGGCTTCTCGAAGGCTTGGTTTTGATGGGGTTCTAGCTCGTTGCCTTGGTTCGGCCAGCGAGCGAGTCAAGCGAGACGCCGTAGTAGTCGGCGAGTCTCACCACGGTCTCTACGCCAGGGACCCTTGCGCCGTTCTCGTATTGCGAGAGCGCCGCTTGGTCGATTCCGGTGGCTTCCGCCACGTCCTGCTGCCTGACGTTCTTCCTCGCTCGCTGTACTCTGAGGTTTGTGGCGAGCGCGTCTGCGTATCCCATGGTTCTGGTTTCCTCCCCTCAAATCCTCACTAGCTTCTGAACACATGCCTTATGATACACACATCATTAGGCATTGCAAGGGTAAAATCAGAAATACGTGAGGAATTTTCGGGACGGAGCGAACAATGCTGATGCTGAAAGAGTTTCGCGAGGCAAGCGGCCTCAAGGTCGCGCAGGTGGCAGAGCGGGTTGGCGTGCCATACGAGACATACCGCAAGTGGGAGAAGGGCGACAGCAAGCCCAACTGGGAGCAGCTGTGCAGGGTCGCCGACGTGCTCCACTGCTCGCTTGACGATCTCACCGGAAGGCGAGAGACGCTTACCCAGGAGGAGCGGACCATGCTTGCGAGGTGGCGCACGCTGAGCGACCAGGGCAAGTCCACCGTGCTTGCCGTGATGGACTCGTTCCAAGAGGGCTCCGGTTCGTCTGAGGAGCGAACGGCATGACATATGGGACAGCGCTGAGAACCCTTCTTGCAAAGAGCGGTATGTCGATGGCTGAGCTTGCACGCAGGTCAGGGATATCCCGCCAGTATCTTTCGATGCTCGCAAAGGGCGATATTGAGGAGCCGTCCCTCACCAAGGCGTACGCGATCGCAGACGGCCTAGACGTGAGCGTCCAGGACTTCCTCGACCTCATGCATGGAGGGGAGTAGACCATGCCCCGCAAGTCACCGGAGGGAATCCGCGAGACCCGCCCCGGCGTCTGGGAGGTACGCGCGTCGAGCGGTCACCGCTCGGACGGCACACGCCGCACCGTCTCGCGCACCGTCCACGGCACGGAGGCCGACGCCGTGGCGATGCGCGCCCGCCTGCTCTACGAGCTGGACAGCTCCCGCGCGTTCGGCGACAACGCGACGCTCGTCGACCTCTGGCCGTCCTTCCTTGCCCGCTGCGACGCCAAGGGGCTCACCAACGCCACCATGGCCGACTACGAGAAGCAGTGGCGGCTGCGCATAGAGCCGGAGTTCGGCGACGCGACCGTATCGTCCATCCGCTACGGTCGCGTGCAGTCGTGGGTGTACACGCTCGCCCCCGGCGTCGCCCGCCACGCGGTGCGTGCGCTCAAGCGCCTGCTCAACCACGCCGTGGACATGGGGGCGCTGGACGCGAACCCATTAGTTGGCCGTCGCATGGACTACCCCATCGACCGCCGCCCGGTGGTGGCACGCTACCAGTGGGGCGCGACCGAGGTCATGGAGTGCATGCGCCGTCTGCGCGGGGAGCGCGTGGAGCCGCTGTGGCTCGCGCTCGTGGGCGGGGGCCTGCGCGTCGAGGAGGGGCTTGCGCTGGACTGGTCGGACGTGACCTTCCCAGAGGGCGCAGGGGGCAGTCTCGTCCGCGTCATGGTCACGAAGGCATGGACGGAGGCGGACGGGCTAAAGCCGCCCAAGAACGCATCCAGCGCCCGTGTGGTGCCCATCGGGGAGCCTTTTGCGGGGCGTCTCATGGAGCTGCGCGGCGATGGGCCCGTCTACCCGCTCTACCGTGGCGCTGCCGCGAGGAGGTGGGCGGCGTTGTTCCGGGAGGGTGGGGCGCTCCACGGGATGCCGCCCGCGCGTCTCAGGGACATGCGATCTGTCCACGAGACAATGATGCAGGAGGCCGGGGCGCTCGACACCGTGAACGCAAGGCTGCATGGCCGGACGAACGTACAGACAGGATACACCCACTACCTGCGCCCGTCGCGCGCGCTGGACGACGCCGCGCTGCTGCTGGGCGAGTCGCTAACGTGCGCGGATATGCACGGAGATGTGGGATGA